TAGTTATCTTAGAAGTATTAATGCCTTTAGCACTATCTACTAAGAACTTCACCATTTCTGGTTTTTCTGCATCTGACTTTTCTACAAAGCCGATGTTTTTCATTTCAGCACCAGTTGTTGGGCTGAGTTCTGATTCGTTTGCTGAGAGCATTACGATACCGTTTGCTTCGTCCCAGAAAACATTTTCAATTTCTACGTCCACGCTATCTCCTGTGATTACGTCAACACCGTCTACCTTTTCGACAGACAAAACATTTGCAAACTGATTTGCAGGGGTATCAACTAGTGAAAGCTCTACAAGATCATAGTCTTTAATAATACGAATAGTGGCATCCATCTTTTCGTCAAAAGCATCGTCCCATTTGTTCATTTTGCCACCAATTGAGAATCCTGAAAGTGTTCCGTCTAGAACCTTTTCCCAAGTGTCCTGAGCACCCTTTGAGATGTATGTTGAAACATAAACACCTGAATAAAATTTCTTTGACTCTGGGTCAAAATACTTGTCTTCTTTGAATGACACCATCTTGCCTACTGCTTTTGGTTGGTGCATTTCACGAATGTTACCACGAAACTTTTCAAAAGCTTTGACCGAAGCTTCTGGAGTTACAATGTCATTCTGCTTGTCAAGGTTATCAAGCGTTGCAAAACCAGAGACGATACGTCGTTCTTCGTCAACTTTTGAGAACGGCATTGATAGGCGAACGTTGTCGCCATCTGTGTTCCATTGGGCTTTAGAAATAGTCATATTAATTAATTATATACTGTTTTTTACAACAATGTTATATTGTTGTTACATATAGTGTAACACCCTATTGAGACGCTCTTCCTTCGCCCTGTGCATTTCTTCCAGCAGTGGTTGATGTGCTGTCTGAATTATTATTTGTACGCTCCGTATCACGCTGTCTATTGTTTGATAGGTTAGCACGAGCGTCAGTTGCTTGACGTGGTGTCATTTGAAATACCTCGTCGCCGTCTGCACGTTGACCAAGACCAAGCTTTTCACGAGCCTCATTAGGTGTAAGAATTTGTGTCTTAACATAACGTTCTAGAATCTGTGACTGTGCAATTTCATCTGTAAGAGTTAGCTCATTAAACTTAAGTTCAAGGATGTCAGTCTTCTCTTTAATAATCTTACCAAGAACCTTCTCAAGATTAGTTTGTGCAGGTCGTGCAACTTGTTCCTTGAATGTGCGGTCTTGGGCTAGTGCAGCAGCAATGCTTGCAGCATCTCCACCACCAATCTTTGAAAGTGGAACTTGGTGAGCAACTAGGATATCATCACGATTGCGAATGCGATATTGGTCAAATGATGCCTCCTGAACATTGTTCTCAATTGGCTCCATCTTAAACTCTACCTTATTGTTATCAGAATCTGCTGGCAAAGGAATATAGAGTGTTCTGTGTGACTGTCCCTTTAGGCTAGTCTGTAAGAAGCGGAACATTTTATCTTCGGCATCGTCTGACAGCTTTGCCCCTTTAAGGGTAATGACGTAGCGAGGAACAGCCTTATTGCTAAAGTAGTCGATGTTGTATTGTGAAGCAAGTTGATCTCCGTGAAGAGATGATATTGCAGACATAATATCTGGGATTCCGTAGTATGTGTTGAGTGGAGAGTATTCCTTGTAGTGAATAATCTCATTGGGTCGTGGGTCGTCAGTTACTGGGTTTGGGTTAACTGCCCCGAAATTTCTGAAGTAGACAACCTTGTTACCGATAATCTGAACGTAGCCATCCTTTAGTCTACGGACTCGCATTGTGGTTGAGGGAATGTGACCGACGTATCCAATCTCACCTGTTACTGTGCGACCAATTTCAAGGTATCCATTTCCTGTAGCCTGAACATCTGTATAAAACTTCATCATTGTGTTTGTAAAAGAATCATCGTCGTTGAGTGTTTCTATCCATTCACGCATTGAAATTCTTGCACGTTCAATACGCTTACGTGCTTTTTCTGCAGCTGAATCTGTAGAACCTTCAATAGCAAACATTGTACTTTTTGTTGGTTGGAAGTCATAACCAAGACCAACAATGTTTTCTACTTTTGCATCAATAGCGGCGTGATTAGCAAATGATGTGTCGTAGTAGTTTGCAAGTTCATAAAGATTCCAGGGTGGGGTAATCACATCAAAGAGACCGTAGCCATTGTGGTAGACGGTTCCAGGATTAATTTCCTTTGAACGTGCTCCATTTACTCCTGAGCTTGTAGCCATTGCACTATCAAGATATGCTGGTGTGATATCTACAGCCTTTGACATTCTTGTTGCACGACGCTTAAAGTTTGCATTAAGACCAGAAAGAGACTTAATGCCATCCCAGTCTTTAATGAATGGATCTTGTGCTTTAAATACATTTTCTTCTTCTGCAAAGTTATCCATCTTTGCACGAATAATATGTTCCATAGACTCTTCTCTCATTAGTCTTCATCTCCATATGCATTTAAAGTATTCTTTGCAGCAATAACTGCACCAAGGTCATTCATATTTGGAATTAACCCCTGCTTCATACGGTCAATCTGTTCGGAGTGTGTCTCGTCTGAAATCTGTCGTGTATTTGGGTAGAAGATAGCTTGACCTTCTGGTTCTCCATAATATGCGGCGGCATCAATAAGTTGTTTTACACGCTCGTGATCATTCTTCATTGACTCAATAGAAAGTACGTTATTGTTTCCATCAGTAAATGGTTTACCGTTTGCTTTTACCCAAATATATGTACCGAAGTCTGAGTATTCTTCTTTGACTACTGTTAGTTTGGCTTTTCCAAGAGCTTCCTCAATTGGATCTAGTTTTTCCTGTTCCATAACCACCAGTATACCATATTATAGCGGTGAGACTGCAACTAGTGACGATCTAATACCAATATAAGACGAATAGTCCTGCTGATCCATACTAATTCTATACACATCATCATTTCCAGATATTCTACTATTTCCTAGATATGAGTTATAGATTGCAGAAGCATTAAGTTTAATTGGTGTTGCAGCAGTAGCACTAATAAGAGTATCGTTCCAAGTTGCACTTGATGCCGCTACCTGTGTCCAAGTTTTTGTGGCTGTATCTGACCATAAGTAAAAAGAATAATTATTATTTTCTGCTGCTTGATCAATCTGATAATCTGAGACATTATTTACCACAAATGGACCAGTTATATCAATTCTGTTATCTGAAGTCCCACCAAATCTTAAAAGATTTTTAAATAATATTCCAACCATATTCCATTCACCAGATCTAATTGTTGCCTGATCTGCTACACCATTAACAAAAAATTGAACTACAGATGCCATATCTGAACTATCGCTTAATTTTTTTGCTTTTAAAACTGCACTAGCAGATGTTGGAGAAGTATAATCTGCATAAACTATAACTGTATCCGAATTATGTTTAATTCTAAAAAGTTCTACATCAGCAGTGAATGGTTTTTCATAAAGTATTGAGGCTTCTAGCACACTTACTGTATAGTAAGGCTTTGCAGATTGATTAATTGGAATTTCAATTCCCCTTGTACCGTCAAATGTAGTGCCAACTAGTTTTATTCCACTGCAGTTTGTTAGGTATAAGTACGGAGTTGTATTTTTATATATAGTGTATGGATTCTTTGCAGAATAGCTTCTACTTGAACCAAAAGAATATATGTCCTTTCCATACCTTGTCCCAATTGGTGTCTTTATTGCAGAATAATTTAGTGCCTGTGACGCAATATGGAGCATTTTAATTTTGGCTGGATTTCTAATAATTCCAGGAATATAAAATTCTAAATGTGTAACTAGACCAAGATCTGAGTAAGAATTAAATCCTCCAGATGGCAAATAGATAATAGTATTATTTACTAATTCATATTTTTTATTTACCCACTCAGAATCTGGTTCTATTGTATAGTTAGACTCAACAGCAGCAGTTGTTTTAGTTATTTGATTTGAAGATACAACAGAAGCTGCTATCTCTGAAAATTCAACATATGTTCTTATAGATGAGTTTGTAACATCTGCAAGTTCTGGAACATCTATATTAAATTGAATAAAATCTAGCGAAGATGCTACATTTCCACCAGCATCTCGGACAGTTTGTTTATCTAGTTGACTTAGTGAGATATAGTCTTTCCAGGTTCCGTTTACAGCTATGTCAAGACTGAAAGAGTTTAAAGTATTTACTCCGATAAGAGTATAGCTTGCAAAGTGAGTATTAAATGTTGCAGGAATATTGTCATTATCTGCAAGACCATTTGTAAATTCTGCTAATAGTTTATTAACATTATCTTGATTACAGAATCCAAATTTATAAATATTTCCACGGAAAAGTTTTGGGGTAGCATTATCTATTGTATTGAAGTTTCCTGGACCCCCAAGAAAAACTTTTAGGTCTCCTGAGTTATTAAAAAATCTAGAAATTTCTTGATTATTCTGTTGTGCAAGAAAAGCATCTATGTTAATACCAGCAACAAATTTTGTATTAGCTGTAACAACGTTCAATGTACTAACTGTAACATTTCCTGTTGGAGAAACAAAACGATAAATAATATCATTAGTATTTATTACTGCCTCAAAATATTCATTAGAGGAGTTTGTAATTCTAAAAAGTAATTCGTCATAATATGGTGGGGTATCAATTGTTGCAGTTACAGAAGATACAGAGAATACTCCATATATTGCTTTAGTTGGATCTTGTAAAACATTAAACTTATCAAAATATAAATAGCCTCCATAGTTATATGTTGCAGACGCATTTTCTATATTATCTGGAGCTATTCTAAAGAAAACATCATTATCCATTACCTCGCCAGTTGATAAAGTTGTTGTATCTGACTGCCCAGACAAGTCTCTTTGCAAACTATTCCAGGCTGTTAGTGTTTGATATTTATTTTCTAAAACAAGTTGTGGAAGCTGATAATCTGGAGCTGATAGAACATTATTGTCTGTAGAAAGATTGTTAATAATTCCATTTTTCCATCTACCATTTCCAGGGTAGATATAGTTACTAGCATACTTAGACATTTGATAATCAACAATCATTGGAACATCAAAGTACGAAGTATTTTTAATTTCTGGTGACTCTACCGACTGTCCTTTTACAAAGTGAAGCTTTGCTTTATCTATAGAAACCTGGTATGGATAAATAGAAATACAGTCTAGCTGTAGTAAAGAGACATCGCTATATCCATAGAATCCAATCCAGTCTTGATCGTCTGATGAACCATCTAGTTTTGTTGGGAATTCTATGTCAAGGTAATCGTAGTTAATTGAAATAACAGACTCTCCATTTAACATAACTCCTGCTGATGAACCTGTGTAGTAAATATGAATAAGCATTGGTCTACCCCACTCACCAACGTAATGAGAACCAATGTTGTCACCAATTTTTAATGTTAAAAACTGACCATTAACATAAAGACCGTTGTCTCCAGTAATTGGACCAATAATTCTTCTTGGAATATGTGCAGTTGGATTGGCTCTTAGCCAAACTTCTAGTGTAAGTTTTTTATTTTTACCATCTTCATTTAAAAATCCAAGTCCTGGAATAATTAATGAAGGGTTAGTTGAATTGGCATCAAGGCTGGTGATGTTGGTTGCACCATAAACCATTGGAACTCCAGAAGCTCTTGCTTTTAGCGTTGATGTGGTTGCAGATGTTCCAATATAGTAGCCCTGATTTCTTTCAGAACCATACGCTAATGCAGGTGTACCATATCCAGCAAGTGCAATATTTGAGGGAAGAGCAGAAAGAGATGCTACCGCAAGGTCATCATCTAATGCCCATAGTGCTGTAGGATTCTCTGAAAAGATTGCGTCTGCATATAGATTAGTCATATTTTCTCCTAACTAAGTTTACCATACTGGGAGTTTTCTGGTATAATAATATTACATACAACAGATGGAGAGACAATGCATTTACATATTGCTACCCCAATGTATGGGGGAAACTGTAAAGGTGTTTACGTTGACGGTCTAATGGCTCTTACCTTTGAGCTTGCACGAAAGGGGTATCAAGTATCCTTTTCAAAGATCTACAATGAAAGCCTTATCACTCGTGCTAGGAATAATCTAGTTTACGAGTTTGAAAAATCTGGTGCTGATGCACTACTATTCATTGATGCTGATGAAGGTTTTAATCATATGGATGTCATCAAGATGATTGAGACTGACAAAGATGTTATTGGTGCTATCTACCCAATGAAGAACATTAACTGGGAACAGGTTAGACAGGCTGCTATTAGTGGTAAAGAGAATCTTTCAGACTACTCTGGATACTTTGCTATGAATATGCTACCTGGCGAAACTACGTTTAAACTTGGTGAGCCAGTTCCTGTAACTGAGGTTGGCACTGGAATGCTTTTCATTAAAAAAGAGGTATTTGAAATGATGAAGCCACACTGCCCACAGTATATGCTTAATACATCTACTGGAGCATTTAATCCAGATGCAATGGTTACTGAATACTTTGCTACTAGCATTACTGAGCAGGGTATCCTGTTATCAGAGGACTATCACTTCTGCCGTAAGTACCGTGAACTTGGTGGAGAAGTGTTTGCTGCTCCTTGGGTAGATATTGTACACGCAGGAGAATATATCTTTAATGGCAAGTTTGCTCATCAAATTATGCTTACTGCTGAACCAGTTGAGGAAGAAAAACCTAAACCAAAGCCTAGAGCTAAAAAGAAATAAAAGAGAAGCCAGGATTAATTTCCTGGCTTTTTCTTTATTCAGTAAAATGGATTGGATCTGAAATATCAGTTATTTGATTACCGCAAGGTCCACAAACAACGTTTTCAGGTAATCCTTCTGAAATAACATCTACCTCTAAATATGAATTTGGGCATCCTGTTATTTTGCAGGTAACTTTATATATAAATTGTTCCATAGTTTTCTCCTTTACCAGTATATCAGTACGCAGCCCTGACCACCTGTAGAATATATAGATCCAGCTCCAACACTGCCACCACCGCCGCCACCGCCTAATCCTCCGTTGCCGCCCTGAGCAAACGAGCTACTTGAACCAGAGCCACTAGTTCCGTTACTACCTACACCTAGAAAACCCCCACCTCCACCACCTGCAGAAGAACGATCAGATCCAGATGTCACGGCAGTGGAAGTCCCTCCAGCATACATTCCAGCACCACCAGCACCGCCTTTAATTGCCCCTGCACTCGAAATGTCTCCACCAGCAGCTCCACCGCCACCTCCGACCAAACCGTTTCCACCATCACCACCAGTGGCTGTCCCTGTTCCCGATGTAATACTGTATGAAGCGGTTCCTCCGCCGCCGCCACTTGTTCCATTACCACCTGCCCCACCAACACCATTACCTGAAGATGGAGCTCCTACAAGACCGCCAACTCCTCCAACTGACATAAACAGAGAGCTTGCTGATCCTCCAAAGTTTGAGCTGTTAGTGTTAGTTTTTTTACTTGACGCACCAGAGGCACCTTCACCACGTGTGCTACTCACTCCATTTGAGTCTATGCCAGCAGCCTGTCCTCCCTGAGCAAAAAGGGTTGAATATCTAGATGAACCTCCTGCGGCACCAATTCCACCAGCTCCAACGATAACTTTTGGTGTAAAAGGCACCATTCCCCAAACGACGGCTCCAGCACCTCCGCCACCGCCCATCTCATTGTTACTTGCTGGATCAGCACTTCCGCCACCTCCCCCAACAACAATTGCAAAAACAACATCAGGAATGGGGAGAAAAGTAGTGTTTCTAGTACCAGCACTATTTAGTGTAACAATTCTTCCAACAGATTTGCCGTTCCATTTTGTAAAGTAATATTCTCCTGCAACAATAATATTACCGTCACTTAATTGTGAAATAGTTCTAATGCTAACTAAATAATCATTAGCAGTGGTATTAGCACCAGCCCCAGTTCCATTAGCAGTTGTAAAATCTGTGTCTCGTGTTCCATTAGAGTTGAGTCGAACAATAGAACCAACCGAGGTTCCTGACCAAGCGGTAAAAGAACCACCAACTAGAATCTTTCCATCTGATTGTATAAAAATACTGAGAACGTAACCAAAACCATTACTTGGACCACTTCCAACATTAGTATTAAAGCTAGTGTCAAAAGTACCGCTCGAACTTATTCTCGCAATTTCACACGTAGTTCCGTTGAAGGACGTAAAATATCCCCCAAAAATAATACTTCCATCTGACTGTACCGCTATTGCACTAACCTGACCAGTATTAATGCCTGTCCCCAAGGCTGTATTAAATGTAGTATCCAAAGTTCCGTTTGCGTTTAGACGAGCCAAACCGTTAATTGAAACCGAACCGCCAGATGTAGCCCAAGAAGTAAAGGCTCCGCCCACCAAAATTTTATTGTCTGACTGCACAACGACTTTATTTAAGAAACCATCAGGATAAGTAGTTCCATTTGAGGAAAATGTTGTGTCGATAGTACCATTAGAGTTTAGTCTGGCAAGGTAGTTGATGTTGTACGGAGTGAGCGAGGAATCATAAAGTCCGTTGTCCCAGTTTCCACCAAGAATAATTTTTCCGTCTGACTGTAATGCAATAGTTTGAATATAAGAACTATAAGTTCTGTCTAAAAGATTTGCGACGTTAGCATTAAAAGCAGTATCTGGAGTTCCATCAGAGTTTAGTCGTACAAGTCCTTGCTGATTGACTCCATTAAAAACATCAAACTCTCCTCCAACTAAAATTTTTCCGTCTGGCTGCACAACAATAGAATTAACTTTATTATTGTTAGTACTACTAGCATACGCTCCACTACCAAGGTTTGAGTTAAATGCTGTGTCTAATACTCCATTTTTATCAATTTTAAGTATGCTATTTGAGCAACTTACTTTATTATACGTAGAAAACTGTCCACCAATAAGAATTTTTCCGTCTGATGTTTCTGCGTGGGTAGAGATCTCATAGTCAACACCAAGGCTTGCATCATCGACACTTGAAGTATAGGTAAGTCTAAGGGACATTCCTTTAGGAATCATATTTAATGTTGGCATTTTATTCTCCTACCAATAGATTAGTACCGCTCCGACACCGCCAGTACCCCCAGTACCACCACTTGTGGCAGCTCCTCCGCCACCACCGCCAGCACCACCAGTACCGCCAGCACGAGCAGTTGTTCCAGTACCAGAAGCACCTTGAAGTCCTACAGCAAGATATCCAGTTCCTCCAGCACCACCTGCCTGTTTACCAGTTGCCGATGTTGCAGAAACAGTTACTGCAGTATTTCCATTGCCAAATGCACCTGCACCACCTGCTCCACCTGTAATTACACCTGTAGATGTTGCGTTTGTTGCAGCAGATCCTCCGCCGCCGCCAACTTGTCCAGAACCACCAGTACCGCCAGTTGCATTGCTTGTGGTTCCTGTGGTTAAGCCACCACCTCCACCACCACCAGATGTTGCAGTACCTCCAGCTGTACCAATAGCTGCTGTGGCAGAAGTAACTGCGGAGCCACCAGAACCACCAACCTGGTATCCAAGAACTGAACCAGCACCAGATGTAATGGTTCCAACGGTAGTTGAGTTACCTGCCCCACCAGCACCTGCACCAAAAGTAGATGCAGCTCCAGCAACAGCCTTACCACCTGCTTGACCACCTTGTGCAAAAAGTCCAGAATAATAAGAGGCAGTTCCATCAGTACCAGCCACAGCAGCGGATGCACCTGGACCACCAGTTCCAATAAAACAGGTATTTGAAAGTGGAACCCATCCAGCAACAATAGCTCCTGCTCCACCACCACCACCTACCTGATAGTTTACGTTGTTTCCATTACCTCCACCACCACCAGCACCGACTACAACGGCAAAAACAATTGCTGGTGCTCCAGTTGTTGTTACTGACTGGGTTCCTGCAGTTTGTATTGTCTGTCTAAGGGTTAGTGCTGAGGCGGTAGTAATTGCTGTATCAACATAGGATGTTGAGGCAAGAAGATTGTTGTTAGTTGAAGCAGTATGTGTTTTATATGTTACGTTTCCAGAAAGTGTAATTCCGTCTACCGCCTGAATAAGCATTGGATATGCGGTACTAATAACATTTAGTTGAGCAGCACCACCATTTGTAAAGTTTGCTGCTGAAACGTTTCCAGTTGCATTAACATTTGTAGTTGTTAAAGTATTTGTAGATGGATTAAAAGTAAGACCTGCCCCAGTATAAATATTTTCTACCGCAGTTGTTCCATTGTTTGCATCAACAAAAGTGGGGTAGAACGTTGCAGATGTAGTATTAGCAATAGTATTTACTTGAGTTGCTGATGTGGCAGTTGCTGCTGAGGTAGCACTTGAAGCAGTACCAGTTAAATTAGCTATAACAGTATTTGCAGTAAAATTACCAGTAGCATTACGAGCAACTATTGTTGAAGCACCATTGGCATCTGATGCTGTTGTACGTCCATTTGCAATAGTTCCAGACGAAATATTACTGGCATTAAGAGAAGTTAAACTAGCTCCATTACCATAAAATTGTGTTGCTCCAGTACCACTACCAAAAGTATCTGTTGTTGAATTATAAACTTTATTTCCAGTTCCAACATCATAAATTGAAGAAACTGTTATAGCGGTGGCATTAACATTGTTGGTAGCAGAAATATTATTTGCAAAAACTGTACCGCTAACCTCCATAGACGCATTGCTTGAAGCATTATTTACAATCAGTCCAAGTGCTTGAATCCCAATGGTCCCATAACCATCTGCAGTGTTTCCGCTGTATGCAAATATTGCAGAGTCATAAACATTTGTTCCGTCTGTGCCAGTACTGAATAATATCCCTCCAGTGCTTGCAACATTTGACTTGTCGCCAATCTGAATAACTGAAACATTGGATGCATATCCTGGAAGAAGCTGAATAGTTGCATTACTAGCACTAGTAACTGATTTTAAATTACCAAGTTTAAGTGTGTCATATACTGCATTCGCAAAATTAACTGTTCCTGTTGGCTGAGCAACGTTGCTAAATAGATTCCAAACTTTATCACTAGCATCTCTTACAAACCCTGTGTGCTTATCAACTGTTGCAACTTTATATCCAGCATAGAATCCGATATCTGATTCATCTGCAGGATTGTTGTCTGCAAGAGATATCAGTGTGTCATCAACCTGAATAGTTGTTGCACTTAACTCACTGGCTCCGTTATTAAAAGTAATGCTTCCGAATACTCTAAGATCATTGTTAATTGTTGTATTGCCAGAGTGAGTTATATTTCCAATATTAACTTCTGCTGCCCCACCAATATTAACAGTAGTAGCAGTTGTGTTGTAAAGTGTGGCGGTAGTTTGATTAGTAAGAATATCTCCACCATTAACAGAAATATCTCCTGTGAATGTAGCACCAGAAAGGTTTGCTTTACCGTCAAGTGTAGTAGATAGGTCTGTGACGTTTGCAAGTGCTACAGAATTAGCAGTACCTGCAAAAGTTGCAGTACCAGAAAGAGCAGCTGTAATTGTATTTGCAGAGAAGTTACCATTAGCATCACGAGCAACTATTGTGGATGCACCGTTTGCTGAGTTTGCAGAAGTACGTGCATTATCAATTGTTCCAGCTGTTATTGTAGAAGCATTAGTATTTCCGACTAAAGTAGTTGCATTTACAGTTGTTGCATTTACATTACCAGAAAGATTTGCATTAGTACCAGCAACATTACTAGTAAATGTTTTTTCTCCTGCAAATGTTTGTGTGCCTGTTGTTACAATACCGTTGGCAGATGCACTAGCAACATTGGGGGTAAAAGTAATAGTATCTGAAGTGGCATTTCCAGTAATAGAAAGACCGTCTCCAGGAGTAATTGTAAGGGTATCTGTAGAAGAATCAGCAACTACTGAAGTACCGTTTGCAGAAATAGTCTCGAATGAATTCCCACTACTACCAGCAATAGTAATGTTACCACCAAGGGCAACAGCATTTCCATTAATAGTAATAGAGTTGTTTACTAATGCAGAGTTTGGAATAGATGTCAGACCTGCACCACTACCATTGAAAGTTATAGCATTAACATTACCAGTAACGCTTATATTAGTACCAGCAACATTACCAGTAAATGTAGCACCTGAAAGATTGGCTACCCCAGCTTCTTCAGCTGTTTGATTAATCCAAAGATTTGTTGCTAAATTGTAAGCTAAAAATTCATTATCTCCTGGTATTGAATTAGCTGTA